CTGCCGTTAAATTCCTGCACACCAGGGGTGTAGGTGCGCTGGCTGTCGCCAAGTGTGGTGGTCTCTAGGACTTCAAGCGAACCAGTCAGAGTCCAGTTGCTGACCTTGATCTGCTCCGTGCCGTCGATCAGCAGGCGTCCGTCTTTGCCGGTGTAAACCTTAGCCATTAGAGGACACCTACCAATTTCACTGTAACGCTACTAATGCCGGGACGCACTGATGTGATCGCTGGCGGCGAGTCATAGCGCCACTTATTGCCTGTTGCAGCATCAATAGCCGAAGTGTTGCCGCTCCAGCCCGTTCGGAAAGCTGCGGGTAGATCAAATGTCTCAAATCCGCCCTTTACTGAGTCGTAATGGGTGATGAAGTCGTCGGCGTAAGTGTCGGCAATGTTGTCGTAGCTCAAATCCAGCGTCATGCCGGTGCGTTTATCGCCGTACAGGATTCGAGTCTCCGAGCCGTTTTGAGACTTAAACGTTTTGTAGGAGTAATCGCCAGCGTTGAAATTACGGGAGCTGGGTGTCAGGGATGGGTAGCTCATTCGAGTGTTGGCCCCTCAACGATCTCAAAGTTGCCGTCCACGTCCAGTACGTCGCGGGCGATCAGGCTCTGTCCACTTGAGTTTACTGGGTGATTGCTTGCCTTAATCGTCACGATGCCGTCAGTGTTCACGTCGAGCGCTTCGATTTGATACACCTGTGAAGTGACGTTGGCACCGATAACCGAGAACACCGAATCCCTCAGATCCTGCGCCACGCCGCCCCTGATTTCCAGCACACCGGAAAAGACTTCGGTCTGGGTGCGGTCCCAGTAATAGACGTTGTAGCTGCCGTCGGCTAGGTCGGTCACAGAGATGACCGTGCCATCTTCCTTGACGATGCCGTTGTTGGTTGGGCTATACGGGCTGACCTCGGTGGCAACGCGGATGTAATCACCAGGGGCAAGTGACAAACCCCAGGGCAGGGTCTGGAATGTGACGCTGTGGGTGACGTGCTTACGGACGGCGAGGAAGTAGCGAGCAGCCAAAAGGGCGTGAATGTCACCAGTGATGTGGGACAGCTCGAAGTTTTCAAGTGGCAGATCTGCAGCGCCAGCCTCGTCGTAGCGGACCAAAACGCTCTGCTGCTCGGGCATTTTGTTGGTGCCTGCCCACTTGTAAAGCACTGCGGCTTGGAACAGCTTGCGATCCTCAAGGTCAATCCACTCAAGCTTGAGCGAATCTTCAATAATGTTGCCGTCGGTAAACATGCCCTTGATTTGCAGGGCTTGGTCTGGCGCGATCTTGTAGTTGCTGTCGTAAGGCAGGGCAGGCTCAATTGCCAACTTGCCGTTTTTCAGCGTCATGAAGCAGAGGACGCTTGGGGCAATCTCAGCTAGCCAACCACGGATATTGATCGACTCTGCAATGGCGTCGTCATAGAACAGATTGTTTGCGCGAAGGAAACGCCCGGTTTCGGTCAACGTGGTGCGGTCAACTAAGCCGCTGTTGACGATGCTGCCTGCTCCAGTGTCGGTGTCAGTTGCTAAGTACCAGAGTAGATCAGTCAGCAGGTTGCTAGAGCCGGTATCGCCATCAATCAGGCGTTCCACTTCAATGCCGCTTTGGATGTAGCAGCGGAGTTGATCGAGTTGCTGGAAGTTGTCACTGGAGCGAAGTTTCAAACCGGCAACTGCACAGTTTTCATATTCCGGCACGTTGTCCTCAGCCAAGCATTCATTGACGTAGACAACTTCGTGTTCGGGGCCGCCATCGCAGCTGCGACTAATCAGTTCGCCGTAGTGGGAAACTTCGGCAATGCCGCTGTACTGCTGGAACAAGCGAGTTACTGATCTCGGTCTGTCGTACTCTTCGTAATACCGCCCGTTAGTAACGGTGTAACTAAAGGCAAATTGAACGCCGTTTGTATTGCGGGCGTGCTTGGTGAATACATCACCTGTGGTCCAAGGGCCAGTGAAACCTGTTACTCGGGTTGCAACTATGCGCCACCACTTATTGCGCGGTGTATCTGGCAGATCCCTTTGATATGACTCCAGTTCGACGGACATCGTGATAGTTCGCACTGAAGCGTCGCGGGTGTATTCCCAGCCGGTCAGTGTGCGGCGTGAGCCATTCGGCAGGTTATCGAAGTAAGGATCAATGCCCAAAGCAACCGAAAAAATGTTGCTAAGGGTGTTGAAATTGATGGCGTCGCCAACGTTGTACGCAATGCCGGGTTCGGTGCAGGTAATACTGCCCGGAGTGACGCTGATTGTGCTGACGTCAGAAACCCAACGCCCATAAACAACATCATCAACAAGCTCTGGCACGACTGCCATCTGCCTGTGTGTGAAGTAGTCACGCGGCTGAACAAAATGACCACGGCCACCCACCGTGAACTGCCCCAGGTAGGTGTTAAAGGTCCAGTCTTGGTAACCGGTGCGGCCACCATCTAAAACAAAAATTTGCTCAGTACCGCCGCTTTGTTGTGCAAATACTGCGCTGTTGAACGGACGCAGGCGGAACTCAAGCTGCGAGCGGTCAGGATGCGTTACGCGAATAAACGAGTAGATGTCAACAGGGGAATCGCCAATAACGCCAAACAAATATGGACCAATGTTGGTCCAGCCCTCATTGCGGTTGTAGTCACGAACGGCGTCAGAGTTTGTGGGTCGAACGTCAAGCGCGAATGTTGACAGCCGCTGCACATATTGTGTGGCTTTGCCTGACCGCAAGCTGTTGTTCCCACCGTTTTGCTGCGCCATGTAAAAAGGCGAAAGCAGCGTGTTGAAGTTAGTGATGCCGTTTAGACGTGCCCATACTTGGGACTTGATGCCGATTTCGGTTACGTCGCAGCGGCGGTTGTTCTGGAAACTGCCCAGCTCAAAACGAAGGATTGGATAAAACGCCTCATCAATATCTGAATACGGCAGCCAGTTAGAAACCGTTATCGCTTCTTGCGAGACCAAGCCGATTTTACGGTAATTATTGCTCCAAGCTTCAATACATTTCAGGCGAATACGGAAGCCGGCGGTGGTGTCGTTTGAATCTGCCGGATCAAAAGTTTTGTTGGGACGACCGATGACGATCCAGGTAGACCGACCAATCATGAAGGTTGCCCCAAGTGCCATCAGGGCATCGGCACGTTGAGCATCTGCATCAACCGTAGAACGCACGTCTTCGAGCTTGACGACACCCTCTCCTGCATCTCCAAACGGTTCAATATCTTGGCGGCCCTTGCCAATCAATACGACAATTTCATCACCCTTATTGACTTCAACTTCAGTGGTCAGATTCGACCAGGACTCAGTTTCATAAGGCTCAACAGTTCTAACGGCAGTTGGACCATACGTCACCGCCCCTGTGGAGCCATTTTTATGCTCAATGATGCCAATCCGGCGTGCATAGTTGACGCCAGTGCCAGGCATACCGGCATTTTCCGTGATGCCATTACGTTGGTAATCACCGCCAAATGGATGGTTGCGGCGCAAATATGAATCAACATATTTGAACTGTTGATTTAGGGCGCGAATTTTACGGTTATAGTCCCAGTCTTTAAGTACAGAAATAACCTCCCAGTCAGGGCGAACTGGTGTTCCATTGGCAATACCGGAGTAAACGCCAAAACGGACTTGGTTGGACGGCGTAAATGCACCGCTAAATGCAGGTTGATTAGTCGCACCCTTGATTGGTGCATAGAACGCCTGTTCTTCGTCGCCGCGTCCGTCGTCAATACTCAGCTCGCCATAGCGCAGGTTATACATCCGAAGGCGACTGCCCGCCCCCAGCGCTTCGTAGCCGCCGTTCCAGTAGAAGTCAAAGTAAGCGTTGAAAATGTTGTCGAGCGCGTTGTTGCCTAGGAAAATGCCGCCCAGCTCAGGACGTGCCATTGGACCTTGACCGGCAATCGCAACGATTTCACTGATCTGGTAGGTGCCCCAGCTCTTGACGCGAGACCACACCAAAGTGGGTGAAATGACTACACCACCGCTTTGAAATTCACCGCGATCGTCGTAGTTTGTTTCGCGCTTGGTAAAGACGATTGGAACGATATTGCCGTAAGCAGCAAGCTCCTGTAGGGAGTTGAAGCCATAGGACGGCGTGAAAATGTCTGAGCCTTGGACGCTGCCCAGATCTTGTGAAGTGAACTGCGGGCGTTGTGCTTGGCTTTGTTGCGGTTGACGTGGTTTTGGCGCCAGAAAAATTGATGCCGCAGTTGATGCCAAGCCGATAACAAGACTGACAATCGCAACAGTCAGACCGGCGTCATTTCTAATATCTGGAATACCTGCATATTCAGCAGGACGAATAAATTTTTGACGGCTTACATGATCGACGAAAGCGCGATATTCCTGTTCGCTACAACCCAGCTCTTCAATCAGACGCTTTTCAAACGGAAGCAGTGGCTGTACCGCAACATGTCGGTAGGGCACCATGCCACCGCCTGAAGATGCTGATTGATGTAAAGACATCCTTGACTCCAGAACACCGCAAACGTCGTGGGAGCCTGCGGTAAAAGCAACACGTCACCATCGTACTTAGGCTTTTCGACAC